CAAAACAACTATTATGAAGACTTATTACATTATTGACTCGTTAGGCGTAAGACACGCAATTATCAAAGCAAACTCGGATATTGAGGCTATCAACATCTACAAAAAGGATATGCCTATGTATGTAGAGGACATTATCTTGGCGGTACGCCCAGAGGAAATCAAATGTCTTATTGAAAATCTTAAAACACTATAACTATGTCAGTTAAAGACCAATACATTGATTTATGTGAAGCTCGTGTTGAGGCTTTGTACAATGAGGTGAGACTCCTAAAGGAGTTCATCATTAGAGACTATGCCACTAAAGGCATATCGGGAGAAATGGCAATGGATTTATTTAAAGCATTCAAAGAGAATGAAGACAGTAGTCAAGATTAAGCAAACTGAATACCCAGAAGAATATGAAATCAATGAACTCACAATACAAGACCACTTCTACTTACACTTCGGATTTCCCGATGACAGAAGACTCTACAAACGATTCAATGGAGAATCACTCTCCAAATACCACCAACGAGAGGTTAACACCAAGTTACTATTTAGGTAAGTACAAGGGCATTGAGGCTTTTGATGTGTGTATGGACTTTGCAAGAGACTCTTACAACATTGGTGTAGCTATCGCCTACCTACTTCGTGCAGGTAAGAAAGAGGGTAACCCCAAGTCGCAAGACATTAGAAAAGCTATTCACCATTTAGAAAAAGAATTAGAGTATGAACGAATTGACCCTACACCTCAAGCTACCGAAGACAATAAGTCTTAACGCACTATACGCAGGTAAACATTGGACATTTAGAAAAAAGATAAAAGATGAATATAAAAAAATCGTTGAAACAGAATTGGCTCGTTATGACCACCATATTGCAAAGAGTATGTCTATCCATATTAGGTACAATACTCGTGCCGATGTGGACAACCTTGTACTTGTTTCAAAATTTACTGCTGATACTCTCGTTGCTAACGAATGGATTGCAGACGATAATCCTAAACACTACCACAAGCTCACTATCACTTTTGACCCAAGCGTTGAAAAGAATTATTGTGAAGTTGAGGTTAGATTAAAGGGTGCAACCTTGCGAGTATAAACATTTTTATTAACTTTGAACTATTAACTAAATTAAATAACGATGACAAAAACATCTATTGTAAAGGACATCAAGTCCGCAGGAGAGCCGTACAACGGTCAGTATGGAACACTTTATGGGTTCTATGTAACATTTGAAAATGGAGATAATGGTAAGTACAACTCCAAAGACCCGAACCAAACAAAGTTTGCAGTAGGACAAGAGGCTACTTACGATTACATTCCAAGAGAGTACAACGGCAAGACCTACTACACGGTAAAGCCAGTGAACCCACAATACGCTAATGTAGCCCCACAGAGTGGTTCTAACGGCACATCTGCTCCAAGTGGTACACATACCTCTAAAGACGAATCAATCATTCGCCAAACGGCTCTCAAGGCAGCAGCCGAGATTGGTGGAACTCCGCAAGTAGTTATTGCGAATGCTCAACTCTTTGCTGATTGGGTAATGAAGAAAGGCGCAGCCCAAGCCACTTCAACTCATCAGCAACACTTTCAAGGAAGAGAGGAAGCTCAACCAGTAGGTGAAGACGGCTTACCATTCTAAAGAAGAATCATTAGGGGGGGCGCATTGCGCTCCCCCTTTTTAACACCTAAAACACACTATGTCTAAAATATCTTATGCCGATGTCTTTGGTAAACTTGACGATGTCCGAATGGGTAAAGTCAAGGAAGGGCTAAAGTTCGGTCAATGGAATCTTGATGAACACTTGAGATTCAAACGAGGCAACTTCAATGTTGTATTAGGTCACGCAAATGTTGGTAAGACATCCGTGATGTTATATTTAATGCTACTTCAAACGATTGTCAATGATGTTAAGTGGCTTGTATTTAGTTCCGAGAACACACCAGTATCAATAGCAAAGAAACTATCCGAGTTCTTCTTGGGTAAACCCATCAACAAAATAGATGAAGACGAGTTCCAGATGGCTCTTGATTTAGTACAACGCTACTTCATTATCATTGATAGTGATAAGAAGATGTACACCTACAAAGATTTAATTGAGGAGGCTACAGACATCTACCACGAAGAGGGCTTTGATGGTTTCTTGATTGACCCTTACAATTCTTTGGTGAAGGACAAAGAGATGTTCAAAACACTTGGCGGTCACGAATATGATTACGAAGTTAGTACCCACTTTAGAAATTGGGCAAAGCAACACGATGTAAGTATCTGGTTGAATGCTCACGCAGTAACGAATGCTTTAAGAATGAAGCACTCCGCAGGACACGAATATGCAGGTCACCCTATGCCACCAAGCGCAGCAGATATTGAAGGAGGTGGTAAGTTTGTAAACAGAGCAGATGACTTTGTAGTGATTCATCGTTATATTCAACACCCTACGGAATGGATGTACAACCAAGTACATATCCGCAAGGTGAAAGAGGTGGAGACTGGTGGTAGACCAACTCCATTAGATGAACCCGTAAGATTTAGAAGCATACCTAACAATGTAGGGTTTGAGATTCACGGAGAGAACTTGATAGGAAAGAAAGAAAAAGAACAAAGCAAAATGCCTTTTTAGATGGAAGAATTAAAAGACGAAGATTACCGATGGGTAAGAGGGGGAAGTAAGAGCATTGCTCTATTATGGTTGAGACAAAAGAATCAAGACCTAATGCAGATAGCCAATGCCCTTAAACCTCAAGACCCAGAGAACGAGTATGAGATGGATATATTCATTGACCTCGTTAGTATCTACTCCGCTATAGATTCTGCCATAGGTATGGTAGAGGATGTGCAACAGATGGTATGGGAGGCTGAAGCAAAGAACTCCGACCTCAAACTAACGATACGAAACTTAACAAGAAAGATAAACGCTTACGAAGAGCGATTTGATAATCTAAACGAACACCTTAAATGAGAGCAACAATACTACAGTTACAAGAGGAATATGATAACTACACAACGCACCACAAAATTACACCTACCAGAGAGCAGCGTAATGTGATGGCAAGGTTTGCTTTTATGGTTGCTGCAAGAGACTTGTACACAACCCTTGAGATTGCAAAGGTCTGTAAGAAGAACCACGCAACGATAATACACGCAACTAAAGGACACGAGATGAACCTAAAGTTTGACAGGAACTATATGCAGTTCTTCAACCAATGTTGTGCTATTATGGACAAGCTACGAGGCTCTCAAGAGGAAGGAATAGATTGGGGACTAACCAAGCAGAACGCTTTACTAACGGAGCGTTTACAAAAAACTCGTGAGGAGTTGTCAATAACTCGTGAAAAGTTGTATATTATGGAGCAAGATATGATACAACTTAAAAAGGAATATGAACTTTGCGATTGACATAGCACCCCTTGCAGGATTACTTGTAGGAGTTAACTATTGGAACTCCGAGATGAATGACGATTATGAGAACCCCAAGTACCACTCTTTGCAGTTGTGCTTCGGGGTTCTTGCGTTAGTAATCACTTGGGCAACCGAGAGAGAGGAATGACAGTATTAGACCTACTTGCCGCTAACCATAAGGAGTGGATAAAGATGGCGTACAAGTTCGGTGCAGGAGACTATGCCGAAGACATTGTGCAAGAGATGTACATACGACTTAATAAGTATGTAGAAGAGCCAGAGCGTATTATGTACAAAGATGAACCTAACAAGTTGTTTGTATGGGTCACCTTGCGTAATATGGTACGCAACTTTCAAAACAAGAAGAGTGTGGTTATCTACTCTGGCGATATGGTAGAGTATGACCAAGAGGAACAACCCTTTGATTATGAAGAGGCAGAAGGTTTTGAGAGGCTCATAGAAAAGATGTGGGAGTCTACAAGTGATTTGCATTGGTATGACAAGAAGATGTTTGAAATCTACCACACAACAGATATGTCTATGAGGGACATAGAGAAAGAAACGAAGATTAGCTTATACTCAATTTTTGATACATTAAAAAAGACAAAGGAATATGTCAAAGAAACAAACAAAGAAGACTACGAAGACTACACCAACGGTGAGCCAGAGCGCATCTAAAGGTTTAGGAGATGACATTGAGAAAATCACAAAGGCTACTGGTATAAAGAAAGTAGTAGACACCTTTGCTGAACTCACGGGAATTGATTGTGGGTGTGATGCTCGTAAGGAGAAGCTCAACAAATTGTTCCCAAGAAGAACACAACCTCTATGTTTAGAGGAAGGGGAGTACACGACCCTCAAGCAGT